TTTGAGCGTGAAGTTGGCAGTTAAGTTCATTTTGTTCCTTTCAAGGTTTGGTAAACAGAGTTATAGACATCTATGCAAGCATTCAATTGTCGGATGGCTTTGTCTCCATCGTCTGTGATGGCGACAAGAGATTTAGCAGTCTCTCGGTCAAGTTCGGCTGTTGCTTGAACGCTATCTCCGGTGGGAGTGGGGGTATCTGTGGAGGTATGTACGGGGCAGACGGGGGCTTTGACAGGGAGCCGCAACCGCAAAGCACCAGAGTCAATGTCAGAATTGCGCTTTTGTTGAGCAAGTTTTGCATCTTGATTCGCCTTTTGAAGTTTGGTAGATTGAGTCTGAATGGCAGATATTAGAGCTTGTTCCTTTACCCTAGCTTCAGCATTCAAGGCGGCAATCTCAAGTTGTTGACGATTAAGCTCATCATCTGACCCCTTGAGATAACCACCACCAAATGAACCAACTACCGCCATCAGGATGCCTAGCAATACCCAAGGATTAAACAAACTCATGACTCAGCCTTGCCCCTGACATACGCTTGTGCCGCCATGAAAGCCACCACAATCGTACCCATGGCGGCGCAATAGGTGGTAGCCAATCCATTTAATGCGTTGACCTTTTCCAGCGTCACCAGCTCGGAAGCCATATACGCAATGATGGCAGGAGGAAACACCAAAGCAGCCCACGCCATAATGCGTTGCTGGTCTGCCATCTTGTCCATGTTCTCAATGGTGATCATGCGCTCTGATCGTGCCAGTTCAGCATCAGTCACTACGCCATCATGATCCGTATCAAACTTGTTAAATTCGGAATTCTTTTCAAGCTGCTTAACCATTTTTATCCTTTCGCTGTTGCGCCTCAATCTGCCGCCTTAACTTTTCAACCTTTTCCAATTGCACTTTGGTGTCGTGCTTGGCCTCCAAAATGTCGATATAGAGCATACCAAGCATGGGCAACAACAATGCGACAAGAACAACCGCTGCTATCCATCCCACGATTTCTTCCCCAATTGGCCTACGAACAGGAACCACATCCACAGGTATAGGAGGAGGATCAAAGTTGCTGCGAGGTACGCTGACTTTGCTTGGAAGTCTCTTTTTGCCTCCTGCCGTTGCCATTGCTTAAGCCTCTCTTTTGCCTCTTCCTTTAACCTAGCATTCTCCTGTTCTTCCTTGATGATGTCTCGCATCTCAAAGGTTTTTGAATAAATCGCACCCATCTCGGGTGGGGACTGATAGACCATGGTTTCCCTGATCGTCTTCTCTAGCTCTGCCATCTGATCCAGCGCCATCACTCTCTTGAGCGCCGCCTCCATGAGGTTTGCGTCTGGATCGTAGATGTTCTTTGACTTTTCTTCTTCTTCCCTGATGTGAGCAGCCAGTTTCTCTTGCAACTTAAAAAACTCGGTGAGCTGTGCAACCACATCAATCATCACCTGAGTTTCGTTGACTGCTACATACTTTTCCTTTTTGCGCGTCTGTTGGATAGGCTGTTTGGCCTCTGGCTTTGATCCGAATAGCTTTGACCAGAATCCTCTAACCTCGTTGGCGACACCAATAGCTTCTTCAACAGTGGACTTGACCTCCATGAATGAGGATTTGGCCTGCTTGTAGAGTTCGCATCCCTCTTTGATTGCGGCAACGCAGGCATTGGCTGCAAAGAGGATTGAGATGGGGTCCACATCGTTACAGCCCCAATATCTTCTTCACAAACTCACCGGCAACGCCTGGACCAAACAGCACAGAGGCAATCACGATATAGATCAGATACTCAATCCGCGTCATGCGCTTATCGCCATTGATAAAAGACTTCTCAATGGCCGCATAACGCTCTGCACAGACAGCTTCATGCACAGCTATCTTGGTGGTGGTGTCTTCGCTCATGGTGCATCAGGCCACTCAATAGTCCAAGGAAAACCAGCCTGAGATGGCACATCCCGCAAGGCTTGGCAGTAGTCTTTCCACGCCTGTGATGGTGTCATATCACTGCGAAACCGCCAGTCAGTCTCAGATAACTTGGTATCCCTAGAAGCACGAACACTCTTGGCTTGCTCTGCGTCTTTCATGGCTTTGTAAGCAGCTTCATTCTGAGCAGCAGTGGTGACATTGCCTTCAGCGTCTTCAGTATCAAAGAACGATGGACCTAGATTCCATTTGGTGTACCACTTGCCATCGACTTGCTCAATACCGCCATAGACTGAAGTCTGGTAGACAGTGCCACCTGTGGCTTGTGGGCCTTCAAAGACTACATCAGCACCCAAAGACTCTAAGACTTCAGTTGTTGTTGTATCCCATGTAGGGCCACCATTGGCTTTTGTGTATGCACGAAATTCTGATTCGTACATTACTTGCCCGTCATTTGTTCGTATTTGCATGATGTTTCCTTATGCGATTGCCAAGAAGATGTATTTTGCTGCATTGGTGTTTACTGCAACAGCGGGAGAGGCAAGTAATTGAAAGCCTGTGGTCACGGCGTAAACAGAGTCAGCGTTTGATTCAGCGGCTGTTGAGTTTAGTTGTAATGATGGGTCAGTACCTGAAACCATACCTCGGCTTGAATCCCATACATACCATGCGCCAGTAGAACTAACATTTTTAATTATGACAAATCTTGCTCCAGCAACAAAACCGCAGTTAATTGTGGTTAGTGTTCCAGTGCCTTCGTAATAACCAACTTTGGAAACACCAGCGCACGTTGCAAAGAGGTAGGCAACGTAGGTATACCCCGATTGATTTTTACTATTTCCACTTGTATCGTAAACAGTGTCAGGTCGAAAAGTTGTTGCTGTAAAACGTGAAGAATACCCAACATTTAAATAAGTTGCTGCCGCAGTTGAGTTTAATGATAAAGTAGTAATATCATGATTGACTATTCCATCACCCGCACTCCATAAACCCCAATCTGGATAAGTAGCACTTGTACGAGATTTGCAAATTACCCATTCTGGTGCTACTCCCAAGTTATGCGTTACGGTAGAGCTAGTTCCCGTCCCCGTATAGCACACGATATCAAACACGGATGGAGCACGTTGGAAGTTTAGAAAGATTACGTTGAACGAAGGGGCGGGTAAGCTTGATGCACTGGCATTCACAAAACCTGTGTTGCTTGCAAAACTAACTTCTGACCCAAACGGATTTGATTGCTCAACAGCATTAGAGTAAGTTTGAAATGCTTTATTTCTGAGGCGGTCATACTCATACATTTCTACGGCTGCTGTGCTGCCTGCAATGTTCATGAACGTCATATCGACTGGGAACCCAGTTTGAACTCGCGTTGCGTACCGAGCCGCTGCTTGAACAAATGCTGGAGCAAACACTTTAGTCCCAGTCGTAGGCACTTTCATCGGGCCACGGCGTATGGCTATGTAGATGTAGGTTTGATTTGCGTTTGTTATATTTGAATCTGTTGTAAATCCAGTGGAGGTCGGTTTGACTGCGCCTGCACCAAGGTCTTGCTCGGCATTAGATAAATTTGGTCTTAACGAAAAGTTTGTGGTTTGTGACATACCACGCATAATGTCAGATATACGCCAATCTCCAACACCATCAGAACGCTTAGTCATAACCCATTGAGGCTCATACCCAAGAGTAACTGTTGAGTTTCCAGAGCTATCAGCCGTTAAAGACCCACAGCTAATCACATTGTCCGTACCAGTCAGGCCAAAGCCCCCTGCGTCATGGGCAAACAAATAAGCGATATAGGTTGCGCCGTTGATATTTGCATTGCTTGGAGTCACGCCATAGTTACTGCTAAGTGTGACTTCATTTGGGTCAAATGTTGTGGAAGTAGCCGCCGCACCATTTTGAGTATTAAATCCATTAGTACTGTTTAGCGCAAATGGTGATGCATCAGTCCCAATGCGAAAAGTTGTGCCAGTCCAAGCCGCAACAAACCAATTTCCTGTGCTGTCTGTACGCTTGAGAACAACAAAACCTGGTTTACTTCCAAGAGCATGACTGATGTTTCTAGACGCTGCTCCATTCCCCGTATACGTCACAATATCAAAAAACTTAGGCTGCTTGCGAAATGTCCATGAGGCATAGGTATTTCCTGATCCATTGGAGCCGCTTTGTGTTCCAAGAGTAAAACCCGTTGTGTTAAGCGCGGTAACTGCGGTTCCAGAACTTGCAGCATCGGTATTGTCGCTACTTAAGTACGAGGTAATGGTTCTAGCAGAGTCTTGCAAAAAATGACTTCTGGCGTTATTTCTCTCTTTTAACCAAACCAACCCACCCTTTGTAGACAAGTCAATGTTGTTTGTAATTGTTTGTGCTGCGCCTGTACCCGTATAAAGCCAAGTCGAGAACACATCCTCAATATAGTTAGGCACAACAGCCACACCACCACCAAAGGCATCGTAACTAGCCGCACCGCTTGTAACTTGTAATGGCATGGGTTAAGCCTTAAATTGAGTCACTGATGCAAGGACAGTGAAAGTTGCGGAATCGGTCTTGATAATTAAATATCGGTAACTATCAATGCCACTGGCATTACCAGCAGTAGGCGCACCACCAAGCCATCTTGTAGTGACTCCAGAAGTCGTGCCATCCACTTGAACAGCAGAGTTGTAGAAAGCAGTAGTGCCTTGAGTCACCAAGAAAGCCACAGTCATTGACTGATTTGTACTCATCAAAGTATTTAATGAAGTAGTGCCAGAGCCCCTAAAGTTAACAGTCCAATTTGCACCAGCGTTACTTGTGTAGTACAAGACTGACTGAGTAGTGATGTCGTATGCAATCGTGCCTGTTGCCGCTGTTGCAGAGACTGTTGCTACCTCTGCCGCATCGTTAAAGACAACAGCCGTTGTTGATGATGTGCCGCTAAATGTCTGAGTAGCTGTGAAAGTTGTTGCTGTTCCGGAAGCCACATAGTCTGTACCGGCAGTAGCATTAGCTAGTGCGCCACCAGAATTGGCTTTAAGAATTGCAGTTCCAGATGGTGGAGCTAAGTAGTCAGTACCAGCAGTAGCATTAGCTAGTGCGCCACCAGAATTAGCTTTAAGGAGTGCCGTACCAGATGGCGGTGCTAAGTAGTCAGTACCAGAGGTAGCCGCAGAAATTGCAGTGCCATTTCCTTTTAAAACACCAGTGATGGATGTTGATAAAGTTATAGCTGGTGTTGATGTTGCGGTTGCAACAGTTCCTGCAAAACCATTTGCAGATGCCACGCTAACGCTTGTAACTGAGCCAGAGCCTGGTCCTGTAAACGCAATTTGAATTGAACCAGCACCTGGGGTAATCGTCACACCAGACCCAGCCGTCAGAGATGCCTTGGTGAGCGTGTTTCCTGTGCTGTTACCGATCAGCAATTGACCATCGGTGAAGCTAGTCTGTCCAGTACCGCCATTGGCTACTGCCAATGTTCCAGTCACGGCAGTGCCTAAAGGAATGCCTGTAGAAGCTCCTGTACCGCCGTTGGCGACTGGCAGAATGCCAGTAACGCCAGTGGTTAAGGGCAGTCCTGTGGCGTTGGTCAGCACCGCCGCAGAGGGTGTACCCAAGGCTGGCGTCACCAAGGTAGGCGAATTGGTGAATACCAAATTGCCTGTGCCGGTTTCGTCTGTTACAGCCGCCGCCAAGTTTGCGCTTGATGGAGTCGCCAAAAATGTAGCTACACCAGTGCCAAGACCGCTGACACCTGTTGAGATCGGCAAGCCTGTGGCATTGGTCAACACGGCGGCAGATGGCGTACCAAGCGCAGGAGTCACCAGCGTTGGGCTGTTTGAAAGTACGTTATTGCCAGTACCTGTACTTGTACCGACACCAGTACCGCCCTTAGTTACCTTTAGCAGTGGACCAGCGTCAAACAATGCATCAATTAAATCAAGGTCAGAATTGAGCTTAGTACCCCATGTATTGGAGCTTGCACCAACCTCTGGCTTAGTCAGCAGTAGGTTTGTGGTGGTGGTATCTGCCATTTTTAATCCTTAACCAAAAGTTTTTGCGCGGGTTAAAAGTTTTCCACCGGAATTTGAGCCACGATCATCGGCAACCTGTAAATCACTCAGCGCACGTTCATAAAGTGTTGTCCATACTGGAATTCTCGCATCATCTTGGAGGTATGGCGCAGCCTGTAAAAGTGAGCCATACAGATAGATGTCTGGACTTGACGTTAAAAGGAAATTGGTTGCTACGCTTGCCGACAATTTGGTGAGCTTTGCAAAGTAAACAATCTCTGACGCATACGATGCGTCTGGTGTCGGCACAAAACGAAACTCACTGCCAACAACAGTGAAATACTTAGGTCTGCCACTGCCAATGTCTATGGTTGACTGCTCATCCAAAGAGTCCATTGTCATAAACGTCATCGGCGTGATTGGATTTGTGCCAGTCAATTTCAGCGCCCTGACCTCCAAGAGATCAGCCGGTATTGTTTCAAACTCAGCGTCAATCGTCAAAGTTGTCCGCGTCAGCATTTGGCGTGTACGCAACTGACGTTCAATTTGAGCCTCGGCTAAAGAGATGAAGTCAGGAATAGTGGCTGTCAAATCTGTACGATTCAGCCAATCCGCAATTGAAGTCTTCAGCTCAGTGTATGTAGTTAGTGCCATTAGACAGCCTCTTTTTCCAGCTCTTCTTTCATCACCCAAGTGTGGTCATGTCTGAATTCAAACGTGCCAATGTGTCCAATTTCTTTGGATACATCATGGTCAATATACACCTTAAAACCTAGCTCTTGAGCCTTCTTGCAAAAGAACACATCCTCACCCATGTAACCGCGAGTACCTGTCTGCCAAGGCATATCAAACCAAGGCTCTGTCATTCCCTCAAAGACGCTGCGCTTAATCAGCATCACGCCAGTACCGACAGAGCCAATCTCTTCAAGACCAGTTGATTCGGGCATCGTATATACAGGCTGGCGCTTGTCATTTTCGTCATAGTTTTGCGCTGTAGGTCCTGTTGGCATACGGCGTCTAGCGCAGTTGGCGGCAACAATGTCCACATCATGCGCCAGCAGTCGCTGGATCATGTCCTGTGGAAATGTCATGTCGGAATCGATAAACAGAATATGGCTACATCCCTCACGCATGGCATCAAGACATAAGTCAGCACGTTGATTCTGAATCAATGTGCCTTGCAGTATCTTGAGGGATACAGCGTCAGTGGTGTTGAGTGTGTGATACGCAACCAAATTGACCATGCAATAGGTGTAGTTGGTGTGAACCATATCCCGCGCTGGGGTGCAGACTGCAATGTAGTTCATACCTCTCCTGGCCTCACTCTAAAGAATCTGTTATCTGGATCGTTTAACCATTTTTTCATGTAAGCCTGATCATCAATCTTGCCCTCTGCTTTGAGCTTGAAGTAAACAGTCTCGGGAATGCTGGCAACATGATGCCATTCGCCTTTCCAAGCCGCCTTGTTATCGGTAGCAGCAAAGTCGCGCTTGTTGGCCTCAATGACATCAGTCAAATCCTGAGTAGTCTGAATCGTTGCCTCATCAGTGTCCTCGTTGTAGTGCCAAGTGCGTGTGATCCCTTTATCGGGGCTTGCATCAAAAAATCGTTTTTCCATGTAAGTAGGGGGAGGATTTCTCCTCCCCCTTTTCCTCTTAGTTGATTAAGAAGTGATCAAGTCTGCTGCCAGACCATGAGCGTTTTCTGCCAAAATTTTCAATCCCCATTCTTGGAGGAGCATGCGTTTTTCGGCATCGCCGGTCTTCGCCAACTCGACTTGTTGGTAAGGACGCAGGACAGTCATCTTTGCGTACTCAGGATCGATCACCCAAGCGTCACGCTCGCGTTGGAAGCGGTTCGCAATTACGGAAACCTGGCCAAAGTCGCTGACATAAATGTCAACCGCGCCGATCAATGTGGCAGGACGATCACCACCATTGATGTTGTAACGTGAAGATGCAATACCAGAGAAACCAGATACGCGCTGTTTGTTAACAGGACCGCACATCAGAATCTTTGGTGTACCGCCAGCAGACCATACTTTCTGAATCACATTCTTGAGAATGGTTTCAGTGAAAGTACGCACGTTGCCGTCAGTACGCGCACTGTTGGGCAGTGTGGTGTAGCTGGGGTCAACGCCGTTGGTTTGCTTGTCGGTGTTGGTCTTAACGAAAGCGCCCAAGGAGGCAGTCACGCGAGCTGTGGTGGTGTTACCAGCAACAGCCACACCGCCGTTCAACATGATGAATTCTTGATCGCGCTTCAATTCAGAACCGCGCTTGGCGATCTGATAGGCCAACTCAGAACGGCGGCCTGCTTTGTTGACCACTTCTTCAGTGTTCGACAAGACAATAGTCTTGCGTGAAATCTGAGCGTAGTTTGTCAAACGAACAGTAGCTGTCACTGAATCGAATGTACCGACATCATCACCCTCAAGCTGTGCATTGGCGGCAGCGTCAGCGAGTGCATCGGTTTGCCATTCAAACAAAGTGTTTTGAATAGTTTCGCGGCCAATGTTTGATTGCATTGGCGTTTCTTCTGGTGAGATATTCGTTATGACATTGCTCAAATCTTCCCGAATACCCTTTGCAGAGTATGTCGTGAACGTGTTACTTACGATAGCCATGATTTATTCCTTATTTCAAAAGTTGAAAGATCGCATTAGCCGCATCATCGACACGGCCAGTTTTCGCAACGCGCTGTTGTGCTCGAACTGACTCAGTTGAATTGGAGACTCTTCCCGCTGCACCAGGCTTGGCGGGTCGAGGGCCGTTGTTGGTCACCGGCTTAATGTTGCCCCTCTTGGACATCATCTGGTCATAGAGTGCCGCTTTACGCAACATCAAGACCGCCCTGTGATCCACGACACTTTTCAGCTCATCTGGTGTGAATCCGATCTTTTGACCAAATTCGACAAGCAAAGCCTTTTCAGCTTGAGCTTTCTTTGCGTCTTTCCAGTCCGGAATAGCCGCCAGTAAAGCTTCCTGCTCATGCTGCAATTTCTGCTGCATGAACTGTGCTTGCTCCTGCTGAGACAACTGACTTAACCGCTGCTTTTCACTTTGAATAGCCGCCGCCCGATCTTGGTTGTCTCGCATCACCTCGCGCTGCCGTACCCATTCGATGGGGTCTTCGCTATAAAGACGATCCCAGTCGATGTTTGGCTGCGCCGCTTGCTGAACCTGTGCCTCCAACGCACTCAATAACTGTGCGTACTGTTCTCGCTCGGCGCGAACTGCCTGCAACTCACCCTCGGCTTGCTTTCGCACCTCGGCAATTTGCTGCGTTTTTCGCGTGTAATCAAGAGTCCTTGAATATCCTTTTTGAAGCTCGTCTAGCGTCACCTCGACTTCTGTCCCGTCAATTTTGACGGAGAAGACTTGTGGCTGTTCTTGCTCCTCGGTGTCTTCACTCAACTCTGATTGTTCGGCATCTGTTTCATCATCAGCCGCGTTTGCATCTGCTGATAACTCCTCATCTACCGCCGCGCCCTCATCGGGCAACTGCGCCTCGCGGTCTTCCTGTTGTCCCTCATCGGGCAGCAATCCCTCAAGTGCATTGGCTGCTTCAGCCATGTTCATTGGACCTTGTACAACACTCGCCGATGGCGTTGGTGCTACTGTTTGCATGGTCTATTTTCCTATTTAAACAAGATTCTTTTGCGCTCGCTCAATGGCGCGTTGCGCCACCTTGCCGTTGTCGATCATTTTTGCCATCTCATTTCTGAAATTTTCAATGGCGCGTAACTGCGCCCAAATAATTTCACGCTTGGCGGCTTCTTCGGGTTTGCTGTTCTCAAACTCCCAATGCAAATCTCCGCGCATCTTTTCCAAGGCCGTTGCAAACACCTCGTCCTGCATGAACTGCTCGGACTTGCGGCCTTTTCTTACCTGTTCTTCGTTCATTGAACCATTCCATTAAGGTTGATGGGGGGTGGCACTTGCGCCACTGGCGGTGCTTGCACTTGATTTGCGGCCTGCACCGCATTCTGTACAAGCGCCGTCTGCTGGCGCATTGCCTCTCTGTCCATAGCCTGTCGAGCGTCAATCTCAGCAGTGCTAATCTGTGTCCCATACTTTAACTCTAATTCGTACTTCTTGAGCAGTAAGTCCTGCGCCAGTTGATCTCTTCGGTAATCATCATCCCTGACCATTTTCTCGCGTTGCAATTCCAGCTCTGCCGCCTTTTTCTGAATGTCAGCTTGGATGGACTGCGCCTGCACTTGAGCCAGCACCTCTTCGGGTGTAGGCTTGGGCTGTTCTTGAGGCATCTGAAAGTCGGCAGGCAACGTATTGAAGTAGCTGGATGCGTCCTTGTAGCCAGACAACTCAATGGCTTTTTGCAGTGTCTTGATGTACATCGGCAGCGAGGCGATCTGATTCATGGGTCCAAACTGAGCCATGATCTGCTCTTGCTTTTGCATGATGATGTTCAAAGCCGCCAGCTTTTCGTTGGTGTCGCCATTGCCAAGTCCAATGTTGACGTTCACATCCATGCCAGCATCCCAAACTCGGGGGTCGATCTGTACCCACTGGTTACGCAAACGCACCATTCGGGGTTTGTCTTGGTGGGTGGTCATCAGGTACAAAATGCCCTTAAAGAGCTTTTTCATGCCCTCGGCCAAGATTCTGGCTTGAAGCTCAAGTCTTGACTGGCTGGCGCTGACAGTGGCAGACACTGCCGCCTTGGTGGTTGACTGCAATGCGTCAGGATCTAAGCCCATAGCCGCCTTGCTCATGCCGGTGCGGTCTTCGCGCATATTGTCCATGTACTCAAGCATGGGGAATGCGGCCTGACCAACGAATGGAGAGCTGAATGCCTGCACCATGCCTGGCGCTCTCATCCGAATGATGGCGCCAGTCTCGTTATTCAGCACATCGTCAATGTTGACCTGACCCTCAACAATTGCTGTGCGCGGATGGATCGATTGCGCCAACGAATCCAGCGTATTTCGCATGATTTCGGACTTAATTTCCTGAATATCGTGCGTAATGTCAAAGATCGACATTGCTTCCAAAGGCGAGGTGTGTGGCTCTGGATCACATGGAAAGTCCACAAATGGTATGTAGCTGGCGGGTAAATTCCGCACCATTGTGTAGCCAGAGCCCATGCAACAGATTTTTCGCAACTCTGGTACGCCGTCA